CAGGAAGCGGCACCAGCAACTACGTCGTCTTTGATCCTGATCTTTTAGAAATCAAACGCCGCTACGCCAAGGGTGGTGCTACCGCCAAAGCACACGGCGGCCGCGTGTTGTCTTTAGCAGTTAAGCGGAAGTAGCCTTCCGCTTCATCGCCTCGATCAGTATCTCCTGCACGCTCTTCTTCGACTGCAGGCGCTCCAGCACCATGCTGTCGACGGTCTGGCGCGCCATGATGTAGTGCACGAAGACGGGCCGATCGTAGCCCGCCTGCTTCTGCCGCATGGGGCCAATTCGCTCAATTATCTGCATGTGCTCCTCAAGGTTCCAGTTCAGGCTGAAGAACACGAGGATGTTGCCGCCGTCGGCTAGGTTCAGGCCATGCCCGGCGCTCGCCGGGTGGGCCAGCAGCAGGGGGATCTCGCCCCGGTTCCACTGGGCGATCGTCGCCGGATCCTTGTCCAGCACCCGCCCCTTGGGAAACGCCTTGCGGAGGCGCTGCAGGTCGCTCTTGAAGTGGTAGGCCACCAGCACCGGCGCCCCGCCCGCCTCCTCTAGGACGCTCTCCAGAGCCTCCAGCTTGGCGTCGTGGACACTGGTCCAACTGCCCTGATCATCCGTATATATAGCCCCGTTGGCGAGCTGCAGGCACTTCATGGTCTTGGCGGCCGCGTTCAGGGCCTCGACCCCGTGCTCGTCGATCTGGGCGAACATCTCCTTCTCCATGTCCCGGTACAGCTTGCGGGCCGCCGGCGGCAGGTCCACCCGGATCTGGTTGTGGACGGGCTCGTCCACCGGCAGGGCGTTCACGGTACGGCAGATGTCCTTGAGGCGGCCCTCGATCTCCGGCTGGGCCGTGGGCAGGGGCTTGAGGCTGTAGCCGTCGTACCCCTTCGCGAACCAGCGGTCGCTGAAGGCGCTGTAGGTGCGCCCCAGCCGGGCGCCCTGATCGAGAAACCACGTCTGGCCCCACAGGTCGGCGAGGCCGTTGGGGCTGGGCGTGCCCGTCAGGCCGATGAAGCGGCTGACCTTGCTGTGGGCCACCTTGCCAAGCGCGCCGGCGCGCTTGCTGCCCTGCCGGATCCTGAAGGACTTCAAGCGGGTGAACTCGTCGGCGATGACGGTCTTGAAGGGCCAGTCCTCGCCCAGCGTCTCCACGAGCCAGACCAGATTGTCGTAATTGCAGGCGTAAATATCGGCTGGGGAACGAATAGCAGACAGGCGCTCCTTGGCGCTCCCGGTGACGACGCTGACGCGCAGGTGCGCGAGGTGCTCCCACTTCGTGACCTCCTCCGGCCACGTCGTGCGCGCCACGCGCAGGGGCGCCAGCACCAGCACCGGGAAGACGTCCTCCACGAGGCTCAGATCGTTGAGAGCCGTCAGCGTGGCGACGGTCTTGCCTCCTCCCATGGGCATCCAGAGCGCCGCCCGGGGCGTGGTGTAGAGGTGCTGGATGGCCTCATGCTGGTAGGCGTGGGGGACGAAGATGCGGGTCAATCAGCGGCCCTTATTGTTCGTCTTTGGGGTGGTCGTCACAGCCATGCCCGCGACATTCCTCGCACTGGCCTATATCGGTTTCAAGATACGGGTCGTCTGGCTGTGGATCGTGGCGCATGGCGCGGCCATCAATGCAGCGCACATTCTGCACTTGCAGCCAGTTGCGGTTCTGTCGGTTTCCCATGTCTAGCGGCCCTTTTTAAACGGTTGCGATGATGCGGGCGACTTCGGCCAGCGCGGCTGCGCGGCCGGGGAAGGATTTGCAGGGAGTGTGGCTGATGTTGAAGCGGGCGCTAGGCATGTCGGGGGTCACGGGCCAGACATGGCCGGGGATGGTGATCAGCCAGACGTTGCGGCGCATACGGGCGTGGGCGACAGACTTGCCGTCGCGCAGGATGTTGGCACCGGACGGCCCGCGCACGACTTCCAGCGCGATGCCGTCGACAGTGTGGGTGGTGCGGGTGGTCATGTGCGCGTCTCCGAGGTGGCTGGGGGCCGAGGCCCCCGCCGGTGGGGTTAATAATCTTCGGGGTGGGGGACGGCGGGGCCGACGTAATGGGGATTACGAACCCAAGTATCGTAATCCGAACAAAGCCACGCACAATCCGGGCGACCCGCGCCGACGATGGAAGCCCAACCGCCGATGGCGGCGTTTATGTGCTCGCCCTGCGACAGGCTGTCGTTGGCCAGCTCGTCCAAGTGGGCGTCGTATTCTTCTTGAGAATAAAAGTTCATGTGAGGCACTCCGTTTGGGTTCAACTCAGTGACATCAAGTTATATACGCAATTGGGTGGTTGCAAGGGGGGTGCTTGCATTTTTTTGCGAGTATTCTAGCCCCTTGTTTTTGCTCACCTTTTCCCGCCCCTGACCGCCGCAACAGCCGCCTCGGCCCCCTCCGGGGTGTCCACGACCAGCACGGTGAAGCCGTCGGCGCGCAGGCGATCGTGCTCACGCGCCTGCTGCGGCGTGGCCTTCTTGCCGGGCGCCTTCAGCTCGACGAAGGCCAGCAGCGGGCCGGGCCACCAGATCAACCGATCTGGGGCGCCGCGCCTGCCGATCCACGAGAGCTTGCGTATGCGGCCGCCTGTCTCAAGCACGCGCCTGCGCAGGTAGGCCTCGATCTTGCCCTCGGGGGTCAAGGTTTTCCCGCGAGGCCGCAGTAACCCCTAGTCTCGCCCTCTTCGTCGCTAGCCCATCGCCACGCCATGCAGTCCCCGGCTACACACTCAACACCTGAGATGCGGGTAACCTCATCTTCTTGCGCCAGTCTGTTGAAAGACGATGTCGCAACGTAGGCATCGTGGGTAATAGGATCGTTGCGCGCCTCGTCAGACTGCGCTTTGCCCGTCCTCACCCGCGAGAAAGGGCACCACATCAAACAGGCATCACTCTCTTCCATGTATCTCATCTTCTAGTCCTTCCTGTATCGGTTGCACTCAAACCCTGCGGCGGCCAGTGGCAGACCCAGCGACCAGCCGGGGCCCTTGGCCATTAAAGCCGACAGGCCCTCCGCAGAGTATGCAGGGTCGTCGGGTGTCTCGGTGATCAGCTCATCGTGGACGTGCAGGCAGATTTCGTAGCCAGCCTTCTCAGCCAGCGCCATGCCGTGCGCCAGCACGTCGCGCGCCGTGGCCTGCACGATATTCTCCACGAGCTTGCCGCCGTAGGTCTCGAGCGTCTCCCACTTGCGCGTGTACTGATTGACGCCGGAGTAGGTGATCTTGTCCTCGTCGTTCTCGCGCGCGTCGGGGTAGCACAGGTAACGGCCGGACGGCAGGCGGATGCGCAGCCAGCCATCCTCCACGTCGAGCATCAGGTCGCGCACCTTGCGCTTCGCATCGGGCTCGCGCAGCACTTGGCGCGCGGCGTACTCGACGTCGTACCAGAAGGACACCACGGACTTGTGCGCCTTGCGCCACGCCTTGACGATCGGCGTCACCTCGTCCTCGGCCTTCTCAATGCCATACAGGCGCGCCATCGTCGCGAAGGCGCCGACGCCGCCCTGATAGCCCAGCGCCAGCTCCATGATCTTGCCGAGCTGGCGCATCATGCCGTCGCCGCTCTTCTTGTTCTCGAGCACATGCTCCGGCGTGACGCTGAACGAGCGGCTGTAGGCCAGCACATACAGGTCGTGGCCCACGCCACGGTCGAAGTCGGTGAAGGCCTTCGTCTTCCAGTCCTCGCCGGCCAGCCACGCCAGCACGCGCCCCTCGATGTTGCTCAGATCGGCGATCACCAGCTTGCGCCCGGCGGGCGCGATCAGGCACCCGCGCACGGCGGAGGCGCACAGCTCCATGACGTTGCCGACCACCAGATCCTCGCAGTCGGCCTTCATGGCGGCGATGCCCATCTCGATGACGTCATGCTTGAGCGTCGGGCGCGGCAGGTTCTGGGGCTGGAAGAGGCGGCCGCCCCAGCGCCCCGTGCGGGCGGCGCCGCAGAACTGCAGCGTGCCGCGCAGGCGGCCGTCGGCAGACGTGCCATTGACCAGCACGGTGTACTTGGCCGGGGACGTGGCGCTGGCCTGCTGGCGGATCTCCAGCAGCTCTCGCACGGCCGGATCCAGATCACCCTTCAGGGCCGCCGTCACGGTGCCCTTGGTCATGTTCTCAGGGATGTAGTCGTACTCGCTCGCCAGATACGCCATCAGCTTGTCGCGCTGCGTCAGGGAGCCCACGACGCCTCCCGTGGCGGCCTTGGCGCGATCGGCCAGATCAGCGCCGGCGCGGGCGGCGGCGCGCAGGGCGGCGCGCGCCAGATCCAGATCGATGGCCACGCCGCGGTCGTTGATCTTCTGGTCTAGGATCCAGAGGCTGCGCTCGGCGGGCGTCGTGTTCCAGACGGGCAGGCGCTTGTAGACTTCGCGCATGGCCTCGACGTCGAGGCGCGCGTATTCGACGAACTCGGCCCAGTCCTCGGGGTGCGTCTCGGCAGTCGCCCGGCGCAGCTTCATGTTCTTCGGGCGCGGCTTGGTGAAGAGCTGGATCAGCTTCTTGCCGCGCTTGTCCTTGGCCTTGTCCGTCGGCACGCCGAGGATGTCGCAGAGCTGGCCCAGCGAGCCCGGCAGGCCGTGCGCCAGCGCCTGCACCATCGTGTCGGCAACGCGCGCGACGGGTACGCGCACGTTGTTGTGCGCCAGCACGGTGCGGTCGAAGGCGCTGTTGTGGATCACGACGGTGTCGGCCTCATCAATCAGCTCCTGCAGATAGTCCAGTTCCGGGCCCATGACGGCCACGGGGTTGTCGTCTATCGCCACGGCGATCAGCAGCACCTGCGCCTTCTCGGCGTAGGCGTGCGTGCCGTGCGTTATCGGCACGTCGCTGAACGTCTCAAGGTCGAGATACAGGGTGGTCATACCAGATCCCACCCGTCTTTCTTGATAAAAGCCAAAGGTTCCCAACCAAAGCGCGCAAGCAGGCGCTCGCGCTTCTCGTGCAAGGGATAGACGTACAGATATTTTTTGCCCGTCTTTAGTTTAGTCCAGCCTGCTTTGTTTCCGGCTGCATGCTGATCAAAGGAGCGGCCTGATACTATCTTTCCCGTGGCATCGTTCCGGTACTGTGAGTTGCCCTTACTAATGGCAACAAACGTAAAATTAGACGCCTGATAGATCGTTCCGACGTGGCCTACGGTGCTGTCGGCGTAAGATAGGCAGTATAAAATCTTGGTGTTCTTTTTCAACCAGCGAAAACATTCCGACAAGAACATGGTCAGTGGAAAGTTCATGCTGGGAAGGCGCACTAATCTAGCCAACTCTATGGCGCCTTTGCCGAAGTATTTATTGACGGGCGACGTGAACACCGCTGTTGCGACAATCTCGCCTGATAGGCTCCACAGAAACACATGCATGGGATCGGCTGTCCTGCGCTTTGTGTAGTGATGTTCCATAATAAGCGGCATGGCGTCCTTCAGCGTGCCACGGCTGAAAGAAGGCCTCGGTCCTTCGGGGACAAGGGTATTTGATTTTTTCGGAAACATCGGTTGTCCCAATTCTCTCCTCCGGTGAGGCGCCCACCACCAGCCCTACAGGGAGGGTGGGACAACCATTCGGAAGGCAGCGAGCGCCTCGCCGGAAGAGAGCCCCGGCGGCCG